AATCAGAAGTGATTTATTTGCACCCATTTTATCAGCTGATCGGACCCGATCAGCGGCACGCTGGGCATTTATTACAGATGTTCTTTGCTCTTCATTACGTTTTATATCCTGTTCAGTGGAGGCAAGTGTAATTTGATTATCTAATTCATCTAGTCTTGCCTGAGTAGACGAATTTGCTTTAAATTTGGCTGGAACCATAGAGAAAGAAGTAAAGAGCATATAATTTGCAAATCTAGGATTATTCCCAACGTCCATTGGATATGACAAGATTGACCTGTCGGTATCCATACCAGTTACACCATGCGCGTTGTTACTTGGGGGAGGCGGGTTTTGTTGCTTGATGCGCCCAGCATCGAAAGCACCAACTGGTTGAAATTTTGAACTTAATGCCATGTCTAAATATCCTTATACACTGATGGAACTATTTATAACGAATGTCATACAAAGGTCGATACACACCAAGGAAACCCGAAAAATATAAGGGTGATCCACGAAACATAGTTTATCGTTCTCTCTGGGAACGTAAGTTTATGGTATACTGTGACAACAGCGCATCCATAATTGAGTGGGGTAGTGAAGAGATCATTATACCCTATTTATCACCCAAGGATGGGCGTATGCACAGATATTTCCCAGATTTCTACATTAAGGTCAAACAGGCTGATGGTGGAATCAAGAAGATGATTATTGAGGTTAAACCCAAGGTGCAGTGCAAACCACCCAAGGAACCCAAGAGACGCACCAGACGATGGATGAATGAGGTTATAACCTATGGTGTAAACGATGCAAAGTGGCGATACGCTACAGAATGGTGTGCAGATAATGGTATGGAGTTTAAGATATTAACGGAAGATCATCTGGGTATTTCGTATAAATAATAACATGACTGATATGCTCATTACACAAATTAGAAAGATGGCTTTGCAATACCTAGCAGATGAGGCTTGGGATGCGGGCATGTTGCGTGAAAGAGATGACACAAGAATATCTGTGCAAACACCATCGCCAGCGTGGTATAGAGATCAAATTGAAAAATTTGCTACTCCTACACCAGAAGATTTAACTACGTCGGGGGACATGCACGTTAAAAATCAAGGTCCATTTTACGGTGAAATGAATATGTTTATATATGATGCAAAATACAAAAAGACCCTTCCGTACTATGACAGGTTTCCGTTAGTGATTCCAATTCTTGATCGAAGCTTTAATTATAATCCTAAAAAGGAATTTATAGGGATTAATTTTCATTATTTACCCATACAATTTAGATTAAAATTGATAAATGACTTGGTAAATATATATGCGAAGGGAATAGAAATCGATGACATGGGTCGAGAAAGTTTCACTGAAAATACAAAAGTTGTGATTACTAATTTTGCAAGTTTGTTGAGTAAAGTTAAAGCAACAAAACCCTGTGTAAAACATTATCTTAATTCTAATATACGAAGCAAGATTAGACGAATTAAAGCATCAGAATTTGTTATTGCTTCACTCTTACCTGTTGAGAGTTTCCACCAACAAAATTCTGAAATGTCCCCCACAGCTGTGTGGAATGATTCATTAAAAACAATAAGGACATAATAATGGCATCCGCACCAGAAACTTTTGACGAATTAAATGCATTTGCAACTATGCAACAAGGCCTTGCTGAACTTAGAGCAGGTGGTGCTGCACTTGCAAGTCACTATGAGGTTATGATATTTCCACCTGCCCGACATCCAGCAACACAGGGCGAGATGCGAAGTATTTCTATGCGTTGTGAATCTGTTGCAATGCCTGGAATGAACCTTGCTAGTTCACCAGACGCAAATATGTACGCGGTGCAACAAGAGGTTGTTGATGGAGTGACCTTCTCTGGTAGCACCAACATGGTGTTTACAGCAAGTCAAAACTTCAGTGAGAGAAAGTTTTTTGAACAATGGCAGGGTCTTGCTTGGAACAGAAGGTCTTGGAACATTGGTTATTATGACGACTATGTGGGTTCTGCTGAAATATATTTGTTAGACAGATCACACAAAAAAGTATTTGGTGTCAAACTGTTTGATGTTTTTCCAAAGGAGATTAACGGAACTGATCTAAGTTACGCACCAGCGTCAGGAGCAGGACTTAAACTAACTAAATATTGGGACGCATTGTCAATCGAAAGACAAATTGGCACCAACGTAAGTTCTGCTCAGGAAGTGGCTAGCGGTACGACTGTGGCTCAATCGGGCAGTTTACCAACGACTGGCTAAAACACACATAACATGATAAAGGATGAATAAATTATGGCACTACCTAAACTAACTACACCAGAATACACCCTAACAGTACCATCAACACAGGAGGAGATTAAGTTTCGAGCGTTCTTGGTCAAAGAACAAAAAGTTCTAATGATTGCTCAAGAGTCAAACGACGAAAACATGGTTGCAAATGCTTTAAGTACCCTAGTTTCTGCTTGTACTTATGGTAAAGTTGATGCAGATAAGAACCCTATGTTTGACATTGAGTATATCTTTCTTCAGATCAGAGCAAAGTCTGTTGGTGCTGAAGTATCCTTAAATGTATATTGTCCAGACGATAATGAAACGGTAACTGAAATTAAAGTGGACCTTGAAAGTATTCAAGTACAAACAAATGTCGAACATTCTGATACAATCAAGCTGACTGATGACATTAAACTTGTTTTGAACCCACCTCGCCTTTCTGATGTCGCAGGGCTTGATTTAGAGAATTCTGAGTTTGAAAAAATGACACAATTGGTTAAGCGGTGTATCTCATCAGTTGAGACTAAGGATGAAACTATAAATCGCATTGATATGACTTCAGAAGAAATTGACGAATTCATCAACTCCTTTAGTGGAAAACAACTAGAGAATGTGGTAAATTTCTTTGAAACTATGCCGAAGGTTCGTCATATTGTTGAGGTTACTAATCCTGTCACGAAAGTAAAGGGTGAAATACTATTGGAGGGAATTGAAAGTTTTTTAGAATAGCCCTTTCCAATGATACAGTGCAAAACTATTATAAGGTTAATTTTGACTTAGTAACACACCATAAATATAGTTTAACTGAACTAGAAAATATGATGCCATGGGAAAGGGATGTTTACATAGGACTTTTATCTAATCACATAAAAGAAGAAAACGAAAGAATAAAACAACAACAAATGAGAGGATAATCAAATGGGCGAAGAAGAAATTAAAGCATCAGGTCATCATCCAGCAGATACGAATGGCGATGGTAAGGTTAGTCCTGACGAACATGATATGTGGCTTGAGTTCAAACGTAAGGAACTTGAGGATGCAGATGCAATGCGTGATGCACAGCGTACTATGGCATGGTACTCACTTGGCGGTATGTTAATGTATCCCATTATCGTAGTCCTTGCAACAGTTTTCAATATGGAACAGGCCGCCAAGATTCTTGGTGATATGGCGGGTGTGTATTTCATCGCAGTTGCCGGTATCGTTGCAGCGTTCTTTGGCGCACAGGCACTCAGCAAACCTAAGAAGTAAGGAATAAGTTATGCCCTACACAGGAGAAGAGACAAACAAAAAACTTGGCGCTCTCATTATCGTCACGAAAGAACTTGTAGAGTCGCGTGAAGAAGAAAAGAAAGACGCATCTTTTTTTGATGTGCCCTCTCCTAGTGGTGAACCCGGCGACGCGGTGGACTCTGAGGGTAATAAATTAGTCCTATCAAAAGCAGGAAATTTAATGCAGGCTGGTGCTGATGGTAAAGCAACAGTCATGTCTCCTGTTGGTGCAACTAGTAAAATACCGAACATTCCGAGCATGGCACTTCCTAGAATGGGAGATGCGGGTAGAGCGGGTCAGGCTGAGGATGATGCAGAAGGAACTACTGAACCTGATGAGAAGAAGAGAAATTCTCTGCTATCAAAGATGACAGGGTTTCTTGCCGATCAGGCAAAAGAAAAAGGTAAGATAGCAAAACTAGGGCTGAAGGCATTTTTTGGTACTCTTGTGTTTGGTGGATTTCTTATCGCACTTGGTAAGTTTCTGCAAAGTGATACTTTCAAGAAAGTAACTGAGTTTATTGATAAAACTCTTATTCCAAAATTAAAAACTTTTTATGATGCCTTCTTTGGACCAGAAGGTGGATTATTTAAGGGAATAATGACGTTGTTTGGTGATGAGTCTGGTATTGGTGCGATTGTCGCTGGAATAGCTGTTGTTACAGCATTAATGGGTGTTG